TTGCGTCAAGGTACTGTTCCTGATCGCACGGTGTGTGCCCATCGTTTAGGGAAGCGTGCACAGGCGTGTCCTGTGCTGCAGGAGTGTTTCGGTGACCCGGAACCTGATGCAGGTGTAGGTCTGTTTTGATTGGAGGTAGCATGAAGGTGGTTGTTGGGTTAGATCCAGGGTTTGCAAAAACAGGGTATTGTGTGGTACGTCTAGGAGAGAGCCTAGAACAAGACTTACCAATTCGTATGGGGGTACTTAAGACCACGAAATCTTCTCATAAGTTGCGGCTGTTGGCTGTGGATGACAATGTGCGGCGGACACAAGAGATTGCTCATAGTTTGTTGGTGTTGTTGGCGGAATTCGATGTGGTGGCGATCACTGCTGAGGCATTTTCGTTTATGCGGAACGCGTCGGCGGCGGCAAAAGTTGCTATGACATGGGGTGTAGTAGCTGCTGTGGCCACAGTGCACCAGATTCCTGTGATGCAGGCTACCCCTTCGATGATCAAACACAAATTTTGCCACAAGGCGGGGGGATCCAAACAAGACGTACAAAAGGCAGTGACGGCCTTGTACCCTCACGTAGATTTTGGTAAGTTACTTGCTCAGGTATCTCAGCGGGATCACGAACATCCCTGGGATGCGGTAGCGGCAACAATAGTGTGTCTGGAAGACAAGTCGATTCAAATGCTGCGACGGTTACAGGCATGATGGAGGTTACGATGGGTCAAGTAGTAGCGGCTCAGAGCAATGATTTGCAAGTTATCGAAGGCGGGAATTCAGTAAATAATCCAGGGTCGAAAGCGTGGTCGTCGAAGATTCGAAAACGCGCCAAGCAGTTGGTACAGGAATTGGATACAGGCTATATCGAGTTGGCTAAGATCCTGTATCAAGTGTGGGATACTCCTATGGAAGGGGATCCGAACCGAGGTCCAGTTTTCAAAGAATGGGGGTACACCTCGCTTGGGCAGTATGCAGAGGAAGAGCTGGGCCTGCACCGGAAGAAAGCCGAACGGTTACGCGCGATCTGGTACACTTTGGAAGTTGAGTTGGTGCATTTGGACAAAGCCAAGAAGGATCGTGTGATTGCCCTAGGCGCGTCTAAGGTGCGGGAGTTGATCCGCGTGATCGATGAAACGAACATCGATCAATGGTGTGATCTAGCTGAGAAATCTAGTTATCCGGTACTATGTGCCTCGATTAGTAAAGCGGTAGATCAAGCAAAAATTCAGAAGCTTCAAGCTACCGTGTCTGCAAAAGAGAAAAGTATCGAAGCGAAGGACACCAAGATTTTGGAGGCGTACGCCAAAGGGGGTGGTGTTGTGGCTGTGTCCGGGGAGGGTAGTTTTGATGAAGAGGAAGCTGAGGAGTTGGAGGCTGCAGGAGGAGATGTTTTTGATCCTGGTTCTCCGAAGCGTATGAAGGCTGCTCCATTAGCTGAACCTGAGTCATTGGAGTTCGAACATTTTGCGCTGTACCCTGACCAACATCTGAACGTGAAGCTGGCCTTGCAGAAAGCCGGGCAGATGTCTGGATCGGACAAAAAGAGCCACAATTTGGATTTGATTTGTACTTCGTTCCTGGCGACCAATGATATTATTCCGGCGAATATTGTAGAGAATCGGGTGAGATTCATGCATCGCTTGGAGAGTATTTTTGGAGTTAAGATCATTGCTTTGGACGAACAGAGCAAAGAGGTTGTGTTCGGTGTTGGAACTCTGGCAAGGTTAGCGACACCTCCGGATGATGACTAAGATCATGGCCTAACTTGTGCATAATCGGATTGGTAGGATCATTCCATGATTACAGAAAAGAAAAAATCCGTGTTGACGGCGAAACAACAGGCTGTAGCTGCTGAGTTGGTTGCGGCTGCGGGAGTTTCTCCGAAGAAATCGAGCACGAAGAAAGCTGCTGCAAAGAAAGCTGCTGCAAATTCAACAAAAAAGCCTAAGAAAAAGAAACCTACCAAATCTATTGGTGCGAGGATCAAGGTCATATCCGAGGTTCCTCAGGTTTTGAAAGAGAAAGAAGTTCCCAAAGCTCCCAAAGCTCCCAAAGCTCCCAAAGCTCCCAAAGCTCCCAAAGGGTCTGGTGTTTGTGCTGGGCAAAGCGGTCCCTTGTTGGTTTTGCCTGCTGCGGCTTTAAGTCGTAACGAAGGCAAAGTGCTGGAAATTCTTAAGACCTTCCCGAGCGGTATGGATTTGGCTTCGTTGGCTAAACAAGCGTTTCCGAAATTGCCAAAAGCCAAAGGAAATTCTTGGGTTAGGAACGCGTTACGGCGGTTGGTTCGAGCCCAGTACGCGGAAAAGATAGGTCGAGGTTCTTACTGCGCGAGGTAGCCGCATGGATCTTTCGGTTGTTCGCCGCGCTGAGGCCCTTGGTGTTGCTGAGGGTTTTCAGTTCAAAATAATTTACAAAGCAGAGGATTTAAAGGTTGTCGCGAATGAGATCATGGAAGTCGAAGCGGTAGGGGTCGACTTAGAAACGACTGGTCTACTACCGCATGCATCTAAAATTCGCTTGTGTTCGTTGAATACGGGGAAGGGGGTGTATGTCGTTGACTTGTTCGAGACCGGAGGTTTGGGTTGTGTCGCGCAAGCCTTGGCAGCGTCGAAAGCCGTTAAGGTAGGCCAAAATTTGAAGTTCGAACAAAAGATGTTGATGTACCATTATGGTATCGAGTTATGGCCTATTTTTGATACCTTTCGTGCTAGTAACATCCTGTATGGAGGAAAGAAAGATTTATCCCACAGCTTAAAGGACATCTATCAGCGAGAGTTGCCAGGAAATGAAGCACAAAAAGGCGATCTAGGGGGTTCAGACTGGTCCGGATCTTTGACTGCTGAACAGTATTTGTATTCCGCTCAAGATGTTGTGCACATGTTAATTCTTCGTCAGAATATGAAACACAAACTTGTTAAAGCTGGGTTAAATCGTATAGCTTTGATTGAATTTCAGGCGGTTTTGCCTGAGTCTTCGATGGAATTGAATGGGTTGTATTTAGATCCTGTGCGTTGGTTGGAGTTGGCTGCGAAACATAAGATCCAAATGTTGGAAAATCAAGAGAAGGCGTTGCAGATTTTGCCTCATCCCAAGGGTCAGATTGCACTTCCAGGCATGGTGCCTAGCTGGAATTTACGATCACCGACTCAGAAACTACAAGCATTGCGGCTACTAGGGTTGAATATTGACAGTACCAATGAGTTGGTGCTGGCGATGTATGCCGCAGAATATCCGGCAGTTAAGGCGTTGATTGCTTATACCAAAGCCTCGAAAATGGTAACATCGTTCGGAGAGTCTTATCTTAAGCATATTGATCCTTCCACTGGTAGGATTCATACGAATTATTACCCTTATTTGGTATCTGGTCGTTACTCTTCTTCAGATCCGAATCTACAGCAGATACCTAGACACAAAGATTTTCGCCGGTGTTTTGCTGCTCCTCCGGGGCGGGTGATTGTAGCTGCAGACTACTCTCAAATCGAACTGCGTGTTTTGGCTGAAATTTCAGGGGATAGGCTACTTTTGTCTGTGTATCAGCAGAATAGGGATGCTCATAGGCAAACAGCAGCATTAATTAGTGATGTGGCATTAGAAGAGGTTACTTCTGAAATGAGGCAGTATGCAAAACCAGTTAACTTCGGTTTGTGCGTAGCAGCAGGGCAAAGGGTGTTAACTCATGTAGGGTTGGTTCCGATTGAAGAGGTGCAGGATTGGCATTTGGTTTGGGATGGGATAGAATGGGTACATCATGACGGTGTGATTTTTAAGGGCTACAAAGAAGTCATGTCATATGACGGGTTGCTCGCTACTCCAGATCATGAGGTGTACACAGATGAAGGATACAAAATTCCGTTCCGGGTTGCTGCATCCCCGTTATATTCCGGACGACTTGCTGTTGGAGGAATTGAAGAAGTTCCCATTAGGTACACTGCATTTGACCGGCGTTGTAGAGAAGAGGGAGAGATCGAGGGGTATGTGGTACGGTACGATGGTACAAAGGTGCAAGAGAGTTATAAATCGTTGATGCCTGTTTATGACATTCTTAACGCAGGTCCCAAGCATAGGTTTACTGTAGAAGGTAAGATTGTCTCGAACTGCTTCGGGATGGGTGCTCCTAAATTGGTAACGTACGCGATGAAGGCGTACGGTGTGAGCATGAGCGAAAAACAGGCATTACGTTTTCGTGAAAAGTATTTCCAGGGGTATTATGGGGTACGAGAATGGCATCGGAAGGTAGTAGCAGAGGGGCAAAAAACGAGAATGTCTCATACTTTGGCGGGGCGTTTACGTTACTTGGAGGAGGATGATTATACTGAATATATAAATACCCCGATTCAAGGAAGTGCTGCAGATGGTCTGAAATCCTCTTTGCCTTTGGTGTACCGTCGCCTGCAAAAATATGGAGGACGTGCTAAGCTTGTGCACATGGTCCACGACGAAATTATTATTGAAACTGATGATGATCCAGAAGAGGTGGCATGTATTCAAAAAGATCTTGAATTAGGGATGCTGGAAGGCATGCAACCGTTTCTATCCAAGGTTCCTGTAGTGGTTGAAGGTGCTACAGGGGGTAGTTGGGGTGAAGCACATTAGGACCACGTGGTCCGAGTAGGTACCTGTATGAGCGATCTGCCTCCTGTCTCAGATAAAGCTGGAAAAAGACGTGTTAGACCTGTCAGTCGCGTTGCTGACAAATTTGAAAAATTAAGGTCTTTGTCTTGCTTTACCGAGGTGCACGAGATGCTGATTACCGGATGGCCTTTAGCGGAGGTTGCTAAATTCATTCAGAAGCAGCATGGTGAGTATACAGATATCGAAGAAATTGCTTTGATTTTCGTTTTACAGCAATATCGAAAATCTCTGCCTCCTGCAGCTCTGTTATCCCAGACGTTGGTTCCTACATTCGCCAAAGCTGCTGAGTCTGTGAGGCAAGGGTTGAATGTACTCGATGAATTGACAGCTTTGTATCAAATTCAAATGAAGCGCATTGGTATTGATCATGAGAACGAAAAACACATCAAAAAATTAATACCAACGATGACGCAAGAAATTCGTGAAGCCCGATCTATTTTGGAGTCTATGCAGAAATTGAAGTTGGACTTGGGGCTAGATGAGCGCCATCTTGGTACGATCCAGCTAGCAGGGGTAGCTGATGTGTCGGCTCGTTATGGTAAACCTTCGGTCGCCAAGGTGCTAGCTGACCCCAACGCTACTCGTCGCCTGGTGGATTTGGCGGACAAATTGCTGCAAGTGAGTGCGACTCGGAGTGCGTTGGAAAATCAAGAGGCTGCTGATCAAGAGGATGATTTGCGTATCGATCAATCTCCGAGTGAGGAATTTGATGGCGATCCAAGTTAAACACGGGCGGGCTCGTAGCTACGTGGATTTGGCCGAGTTGGAAGAATCTTTGCGAACGGACATCGCACGCTTGTCCCCTGATGAGCTAGAAGCTTTTCGGCTGCTGGTAGGGGAATTGACCCTGGGTACTGTGGAACCAGGGGAGCGGTTACTAGATGCAGCCACCTCAGTGGTTTGGCGGAGCCCTCCTGTGGACATGGAGACATTTATACGGGATCCCTATTTCTTAGGTAACACTTGCGACAATTTGTACCCCCAGCTTTTGGAGGATCTGAAAGAATTATTCGAAGGGGATTACAACGAGGCTATTTTTTGTGGTTCCATCGGGTATGGTAAAACGTACGCAGCTTCGATTGGTATGTGTCGGCTGTTGTATGAGTTGTCTTGTATGCGGGATCCGCAAAAAGCGTTTGGTCTGGCTCCAGGATCATTGATTGCTCTCGCTAATATGTCGGTTAATGAGACGTTAGCGAAAAAGGTTGTTTTGGAGAATATTGGAAGCAAGATCAAACCTAGTCCTTATTTCCAACAACACTTTCCTTTTGAAGATACACAGAAAGAATTTAGATTTCCGAATCACGTCTGGTTGGTGGCGCGTGCGACCACCGATACCAGTGTTTTAGGTTTAAATATAATATCCGCAATTCTGGATGAAACGAATTTTATGTATAGAAATGCCGGTAAACAATCTAGTAGTGGTGACAGATACGGTGTCATAGATCAGGCCGAGACTTTGTACAATTCGATCAAGCGCCGAATGAAGTCTCGATTTCAGTCAGGGGGGAAGCTACCTGGGATTTTGTTTATTGTGTCGTCGAAGCAAACAAGTGACGATTTTACATCAAGACGGATCAACGCAGGGTTAACAGACCCTCATGTTTTTGTTCGGGACTACGCGTTGTGGGAAGTCAAACCTGCGGGGCATTACAGTTCGGATACGTTTTGGGTTTTGTGCGGAAACGAGAATATTCCATCCAAAGTATTGGATCCGGGAGAAGAAGAACGGTACAAGGGAGATAAATGTCCGGATAACTGTGTTTTGTTAGAAGTACCTTCGGATTTTCGTCAAGACTTTACGGCTTCCCTAGAGAGTGCGATTCGAGATATTGCAGGGATAGCTACAGTTGCAATCAGTCCGTTTATTCAGCGGCGAGAGAAGATTCAATCTGCTGTGGACGTGTCTCGTTTTCATCCGTTTTCTGTGACTGACTACAATCCGCACAGCGGGGGGAAGTGGATATGGGAGGCGATGGTCAAGGATTACGAGGAGCGAGATTCCTCCGGAATTGTGCGCAAAGTATCACGCCCTATTTTGAATCCTCGCGCACGCAGGCATGTGCATATCGACCCGTCTTTGCGGAAAGATGCGGCTGGGTTTTGTATGAGTCATATGGCTGGGGTGAAGGCTGTTGTACGTAGGGCAGAGGATGGTAGGGAATTTGTAGAACGCGCTCCGATTTATGTAGTGGACGTGATCTTGCGTATTGTACCTCCGGTAGGAGGGGAGTTGCTTTTGTCTGATTTCAGGCATTTGATTTATGAGTTGACATCCAGAGGATATCCGATCACTGACGTGACTTTGGACTCGTACCAATCGGCTGATACGATTCAGCAGTTACACAAAAAAGGTTACTCTGCGGAAGTACTGTCTGTGGATATATCCCCCGAGCCGTACGATGAGCTTAAGTTGGCGTTATACGAAGATCGTATCACGTACTATGAGTACCCGACTCTGATTCGCGAGTTGCAATCGATCCAAGAAGAAAACAAAGGGCATCGTCGAAAGATTGATCACCCTGTACGCGGTAGCAAGGACTGCTCCGATGCTTTGGCGGGAACAGTTTACTCTTTGTTGAAAAAGGTCCATAGTGAGCCTCTACCGTTATTGCAAGGATCGCTGGTGAATGAAGGGATCTGGATGCCTGAACAAGCACAAACACTGCATAAGCCTGTGGCAGAAGTCACTCCGCACAACATGAATCTACCTCCGTTGTTTATTGGTTCTCAAGGAGGTAGCGGTTGGGGAAATGATTTTTGATAGGAGTTGGCGATGGGTTGGTTTGAAGGTGTAGCGAAAAAAGTACGGAAGCTATTTGGTTCAGACCAAATTGATATTCCTGGTGACTCCAAAGTCGTACAGCTTCCGTATGATGCAAGGATGGCAGGTTCGAGTGATTTTTGGGGAGGGTTTGTTTCGAATTGGTTGAATGTTGATCCTGATCTGATGGCTCGGTTTCGTGATTACGAAAGTATGGATGAGTACCCTGAAATTTCGAGTGCTATTGATATTTATGCGGACGACGCAACACAGATCGATTCACAAAAGAACCGTGCTATTTGGGTGACAGCAGATGAACCCAGGATTGAGAAAATTTTAGATCACGACTTGTTACAAGTAAATTTGCGACTTGACGACGAAATTTGGGAGATTGCTCGGACGTTGGTGAAATACGGGCAAGATTATGAGGAGCTACTTGTAAGTTCGGCTGGAGTCATCGGTTTGAATTTTTTACCCGCACCAACAATGCGACGAGTAGAAGATCGTTGGGGCAACATCGTAGGATTTTTGCAAGATTTCAAATTGAAGTTCGCTATTTCTGTGGAGGAGATGAACGAACTGTTGGCGCAGAAAAACAAGGTGAATACTTCGACTGATGCTGAGAAATCTGATCCTCAAGATCCTATGTACGGGTTGTCAGTATTCGAACCATGGGAGGTGGTACACTTCCGCTTGCGTTCGAAGTACCGCAGGAGTGTTTACGGTTACTCCGTGATTGAAACAAGTCGGTGGATTTGGCGACGCCTTACAATTTTAGAAGACAGCGCAGTTTTGTTTCGTCTGACAAAGGCGGTGGAGCGGTTAGCGTTCTACGTAGATGTCGGGGATATGCCGGCGTCAGACGCGTTGGCGTATGTTAATAGGATCAGGCAGCAGTACAAAAAACGGCGGTATGTGAACCCCTCCAGTGGGCAGTTGGAGTTACGTTATGATGCCTTGAGCCCCGACGACGACTTTTTCGTTCCTTCTCGCAGTGGGCAAGAGAGCACAAGAATCGAGGTACTAGGGGGACCTCAATGGCAATCGATGGATGACATTTCGTATTTCTTGAACAAATTATTTGCCTCACTGAAAGTACCGAAGGCGTATCTGGCACAGGAAGAAGGTGTTGCCAGAGCTGTGCTTTCTAGTGAAGATGTAAGGTTTGCGCGTACTATTTTGCGGGTACAGCGTGCGCTTCGAGCAGGTGTTGCTCAGATTTGTCGTGTACATTTAATGGCTGTAAATATTGATCCGTCGACAGTCAATTTTAAGGTGTGGATGACGATTCCTTCTGCAATTTTTGAATTGGCGCAGTTGGAGGTATACAACGCGCGTGCGGATTTGGCGGCGCGTATGCAGGAATTTGTGAGTATGAATTGGTTACTACAGCGTGTTTTCAATTTGTCGGAAAAAGACATTGAGGTTGTTTTCAAAGAGAAGGCAGAAGATGCTGTGCGCGCGTCTCAGAATATGGCTAAAGGCGAAGCTGCTGCACAAGAGCTTTTGCCAGCGGAAGAGCCAGCAGAGGGAAAGAGGTTTGTATCTGTACACAAGTTGTTGCAGGACGAAAAATCGAAGAAAGCACAGAATTCGGTTGATTCTTCTGTGTTATCCCGTAAGTTGGATGAAGTGTTACAGAACGACTTGGTACTTCGTCGACGGTTGCAGGATTTGTCTCAATTGTTGAAGGACATTGTTCGTATCCAAGCAACAGCAAATTTCACTGAAGGTAAGTCGAGGCAAAAACGCAGTTGACAACGGTGATACCGCCAGGTACTTTTCAGAGGGACCAATGACAGAGCAATTTTTTCCACACGAAGAACTGAGCCGAGTTCAAAAAGGTAGCTACGAAGAGTTGTTACCTGCGTTAACTCACGAAGTACAACAAGCGGCTTCACGTTTGTTCGGGGAATCTGCGCCAGTTCGTTTGGTTGCAACATTCCCTAGTTACGCAGTGGTGATGCATCCTGTTACAGGCAAAGCTGTGCGAGTTAAATATGAGCTTGCTGCTGATGGATTGCCGAAAATAGTATCACACACAGACTATCCTTTGAAATCGTTCCAAGCTGAAGGTTATGTTCAGGAGAAAATTAAATCTGTGGTCTCGGCTATTCTGGAGGGGAATGATGCGACAGCATACAAAGCGCTCAAATCCATCCTTCCTTTGGTAGAAGAACGGAAAGAGATCTTGTCTTCTCCGGATTTGTATGATGTAGTTGTGCAGCGGCTGACGATGCCTGTACCTTGGAAGCAAGCGTTGAAAGAGAATCAGCAGAAGATTTTGAATGCGCTTGGGGACGAACTGGCTATGTTAGATCAGTCCAGACTGGATCCAAAATTTTCGAAACTTTACAACGGCGAGGTGCCGTTGGAGAGCTTGGGTGGGTACGAAGATCTGGTTAAATCGGATTTGCGTACTATGGTGGCGCGTTTTGAGAGTTTGTCTCACGAAGCCAAAAAATTGTCGGAGCGGGTAACAGAGTTGGCGACGTCTATGAAGGACGATGAGTTAGCTTACGCCGGCTTTGTCATGGATTTCGAAGCTGACTCCAAAGAAGTTACGCGCGTATTAAAAGAAGCAGAGATGTCGATTTCCGACTTGGGTACAAAAGCACGGCTGTATGATGTTGCGGCCAAGGCATTGTACCAGTATGATGTGGCATCCAGGTACATACATACGGTAGCACTGAAAGGTATCAACCGAGGGTGAGATTATGGCTAAGAAATTTCGACTGACGACAATGGCTGACGATTTTGCAGCGATTGGGCTTGTTGAATCGCAGGGTGTTAGTGTTACTGATGAAGACACAACTACGTTAGCAGAAGCTTTCAAGGTAAAGCGCATGCGCAAAAAGACTGGTGCTGCTAAGCGTCAGGCACTGAAGGCCAAGAGAGCGCGTCGAAGCAAGAAATCTCAACTTCGCAGAGCTGCCAAATTGTATGCACGGAAACCACGATCCAAGAAACTTGCTCAGAAGCGCGCGATTTTCAAGAAGCGCCGTGGAATCGAGGTTGGTGCCAAGAAACGAGTGCAGATGTCTGGAATGGATCGTGTTGCTAACTTGATCGAAGACGTGCAGGATATCCTGTCTCAGGTTGGTGGGCGACAAGATCAAGAAGTTGTGCGTGGTTTTGCGAATTTGGCTTTGATTGCTGACTCATTGAAAGAAGCTTTTCAAGCATTTGGGGAAGAGCTAGACGAGGCAGATTTGCTCGAATTGAGTCAAGAATTCGCAGAGATTGCCGAAGATTATGCAGATTTCGCTGAAGCCGTTGCGGCTGGCGAAGAAGATGTGGATGATGAGCTGATCGAAATGTTCCAAGAGGATTTGGAAGATGTCATGCAAGGGTTGGAACTGTACGATGATATGGTTGAGGATGACGAAGATGATGATGAAGATGATGAGGGAAACGACTGATCGAGGCGTGGCGCTGTCGTAGGACAGCTTACCGCAGCGGCCGCCTCGAATTGATTGGTGCCATTCGTACGGTGTTCAGGAAGAAGCGAAAGAGAAAATCTAAGGTTATACAAAGCCCGTTGGATTACACTCCATTTCGCAGTAACTTTAGGTGGCGGTATCATTAATGAGTGCGCAAAATAAACCTTTGATTGATACAACTGTGATCCAACTACAAATGGTAGAAGGCACAGATGGTAAAAAACTCAAGGTTCGCGGTGAGTTCGCTCGTGCAGATGCTGCCACTGCTAATAACCGGGTATATTCTCGCCAATTGTGGGAAAGAGAGTGTCGAAGGTTGTCGCAATCTATGCAGGAGCGGAAAGTATTAGGGGAACTCGATCATCCTTGCTTGACTACAGATGATTGGCGCGTCCTAACTGTAGCAGATGGTTGGAAACCTTTTCGTGAGGTGCAAGTAGGAGATCGAGTTTGGTCTCGTAAGGATGGTTGTGCTGTAGCTTCCACTGTCACTGGAATTGTAGATGAGCCTTATGTTGGAAAAGCGTACCATGTGAAGGGGCGTGCGATTGATGCTACGTTTACCCCTGCTCACAAATTTGTACTGGAGATGCGTCCAGATAGAGGCAAAGTTAACGAAGTCATGATTTCGTTGTCAGAGCTTGTGCAAAATCCAGGCAAGTATGCCCATCACGCGATCCCAAAGACTGCTGTTTGGTCCTTGGAAGATGTACCTGAAATTGAGATTCCAGGGGTG